ATTCAGACAGCACAGGAAACAAACCCGTTTGCAAAGCTGACTGACATTTCATTTGACATTCAGGTGCATTATCTGAAAGGCACCGACCTGGTTAAAGACAGGATCGTTGGTGCTGAGTTCACTAAGCAGCCAAAACAAATGAAGCAGGGTGACACTGAAATGTCTGTGAAGCTGCCTTTCATAGCAATGGATGTTCAGTACAATATCTAACAGATCAGCAAACCATTTTTATCATTAATAAATAACAACCATGTCAAAGCAAACAAAACCCACAACAGAAGAAGTTACACCGGATATGATCAACGGCTGGAAGCAGCAGTACGGCAAAGTGACTAAGTACAAAACAGCCGATGGAAAGGTGGTGTTCTTCAGATCACCGAGCCGTGCTGAAGTTGCCGCTTCGCAAGCAGCACAGCAAGAAAGTGATGGCCTTACCGCAAATGAAGTATTGGTTAAAGCATGTTCTTTAGGCGGTGATGTTGAAATCCTTTCAGACAACAAATACCTGTTCGGTATGGGTAAGCACATTCAAAAATTTATTGAGAAGGTTGAGGGGGAAACAGAAGAGCTTTAGAAGATGCCCGTTCTAATGCTCGTATAGGCAGTACCGAATACTGGAATTGGGCTATTCGATATTACTACAAAGGGCTTGATCCCGACACACTATCAAGAAGAGAATGGGCTAATGCAATTGCATATTTAGAAATCATCCGACAGCAGGAAGCTGAAGGTAACAACGGATAAAAAATGCAGCCCTGGTCACACATGGCTGCATTTATCTTTTATGGACGGAGTACAATTTGATATTAGAGTTATTACAGGTGGAAGCGGGAGTGCCATTGATGGAATCATTGGTGGTCTCGGTCATGCAATTGATAAATCAAATGGACTAACCAGTGCGATTGAAAGAATTGGTAAAACTACTTTCCACTTAAACAATATCAGGCAAGCCATCAGTGGTGTTAGCAGTGATTTTGACAATGCAGTACAACCAGGTCTTGACTTCAACAGTTCTTTGAAAGAATTACAGGCCATTACAGGGATCAATGATGAAGGGTTAAATAAAGTAGGTGCCAGTGCAAGGCGGCTTGCGAAAGATTTTGGTATTGATGCAGCCGGTGCCGTTGAGAGTTACAAAATGTATTTAAGTAAACTCAGCCCGGAACTTGCAAAGACACCTGATCAATTGGATCAAATGGGTAAGTATGCTGTGATACTTGGCAAACAATTAAAAGGTGATACAGCAGGTGCAACTGACATTCTCACCACTGCAATGAATCAGTACGGTGTGAGTGTTAAGAATCCAATGGAAGCGACAAAGGCAATGGCCGCAATGATGAACATTATGAGTGCGGCCGCACAGGAAGGAAGTGCTGAATTGCCTGAGATCAAAAGCGCATTGGAGCAAAGTGGTATGATGGCAAAAACTGCCAACGTAAGTTTTGCAGAACTCAATGCAAGTATTCAGGTGTTGGATAAAGCAGGAAAGAAAGGTGCTGAAGGTGGTGTTGCGGTTCGTAACGTTCTTGCAGAACTCAGTCAGGGAAAGATGATGCCACGTCAACAGCTTGCCATGTTGCAAGCCGCTCACATTGATGTACAAAAATTGAGTGACACAAGTTTGTCATTCTCACAACGTTTAAAATATTTAAACCCAATCGTTAACGATAATGCTGCAATGGTAAAACTGTTCGGCAAAGAAAACGTTGCAGCCGGTATTGCACTTGTAAAAAACACAGGTGAAATTGATAGGCTCACCGGAAAGATCGTAGGCACCAACAGTGCCACTGAAATGTCAAACACGATAATGGGAAGTGCCAACGAACGAAGTGCAAGATGGAACGCACGGTTAAAAGATTTGGGCATTAGCATTTTTAATGCAAGTGAAGCATATATACCATTTATTAAAATGGGAATGGGTGGCCTTCAGGTGATGGCAAACATTGGACAGGCAAGTACATTGTTCAGCATGATAACACGAAGCAGAATGATTCCCGCTGTTGTAAGTGCCGTGGTTAGTATGGGAAGCTGGATTGCAACAACACTTATGGCTACTGCTGCACAGCTTGGCCTTAACGCTGCCATGTATGCAAATCCAATCGGTGTGATAGTTCTTGCAGTGGTAGCCGCTATTGCAGCCGTAGCCGCTTTAATTCATTGGTGGGATGATATATGGGGTGCCATCAAAGCGTTTGCCGCTTGGGTGTGGGATCACAACCCGTTCAGGTTTTTAATTGATGTAGTGGATAAGGTTTTCCCCGGCTTCAAAAAAGCAATGTCTGCTTTATGGGATTGGGTAATTGGAAAATTTGAAGCACTCATTGGATGGTTTCAAAAAGTGGGTGGTTGGATCAAAAGTCTTTTCGGTGGTGATCAAACAAAAGAAGCCACCAAAGCAGCCGTACAGGAATTTGCCGACAATGCTAAGAACATTCAAATTGAAGGCATCACTGTACAGAGCAAGGCTGATAAGTCAACAGCTTTAAAAGACTACGATCCGCATAAGAAAAAGGACAAGAACGGTGTTGAACTTGCCAGCAACATTACTGCTGGTGGAAGCAGGCCAACAACTATTCATTTGACAATTCAGAAAGTAATTGGCATGGAGGTTGAAACAATAACCAACATAAAAGAATCAGGAAAAGAAGCTGGAAAACAGGTTGTTGAATTAGTCTTAGAGGCATTACAAAGTGTTAACGGAAAAGTAAGCGTACAATAATGGCAACAGCAAATATTTTTCAGATACTAAACTTGGTGTATGGTGCGAAAGGCATACCATTCCCTAATAAACCATTACAAGGAAACGGGACTGCAATTGCAAAGGTTGGTGAATATTCAAGACCGGCTATTGCAGATAAATCAACAACAGGTTCTTTGATAAGAAAGTTTGATGATGAATTGCTTGGCACATATCAGTTCCTTCCCGCTTCAATAAGGTGGAAGAATAGTAATGGTGCAGATCAAACTACAGATTTGCCAAATGCGTTAGTGATCATCAGCGGTGAAAAGAATATTCAGGAAACAGATATTGTTGATGTGGGTACTGTGTTTGAAAAAGTATTTACACGGCCTTATGATATTACCATCATTTGTACGCTGATCGGTGAGAACGGCAATTGGCCGGAAACTAACTTAATTGAGTTCCGTGATATATGGAAGGAAGATATGGTTGTGACTTTGAAGTGTGGGTTGACTAATCTATTCATTGAGCCTGAAAATAATTTTCTGATAAAAAGAATGGACATACTGGATAACCAGGGTAGTGAGAATGTAGAAGTGATCCAGTTTTCAGGAATGAGCAATATTGAATTTGAATTAATATTTAACGGAAGTAACTAATGTACCTGAAGCAAACGTGCCTGATAGAATTTGAAACACAGCAAGGCTTAAAGTATTCGCTGAAGGGTTTGCATAACTATGATGCAAAAAAAAGCGTACACCAAACAATACAAACATGCAAAATAGAATTGCCGGTAAGTATTCTTTATAAGAATAATGACATTCTTGAAAAAATACCACTGATTGACAAGATAAAAGAAGGTGATAAAATCAAGGTGCATCTTGGTTACAATGGTAATAACCAAAAAGAATTTGAAGGGTACATAAAAAGGATTAACCCAAAAATGCCTTTAGAACTGGAATGTGAAGATGATATGTACCTGCTTAGAAAGATAAGATTGAAGAAGGTGTTTAAAAAAAATGATGTCAGGGAATTGTTACAATACATGATGGATGAACTATATAAGCAACAGGGAGTTCGGTTTGATCTGTATAAAAACATTCCAAAATGCCAAGTATTTAATTTTTGGATGGATAACGCAAACGGTATTACCACATTGCAGGAACTGGAAGATAGGTATTTGCTTAGAACATTTCTGACAGAAATAGATGGCCGTAAAGTTTTGTATTGCGGCTTGATGTATGGGTTGAAGAAGAAAAATGTGAATTACATTTTTAACCGCAATACTATCAGCCTCGATGATTTGAAATACAACAGGCCTGATGATCGGTCTTTTAAAGTGGTGATCCATCATATTTCACCGGATGGACACGAAAAAAAATACACGTTCGGTGATCCAAAAGGTGAAGATCATGAAATCAGGATACAGTCACCAATGAGTGACACGGACATTAAGCATTATGCTGAAGGTGTATTGCAGGGATTGCAGGCAGGTGGCTATAAAGGCGGATTCACCACGTTCCTGATACCAAACGTTGAACCCGGTGATATAGCAGTTACTACTGATCCGCAATTTAAAGAACGCAGTGGCAACTATTATGTGAGTGGTGTACATACAACATTTGGAAGTGGTGCAAGGCGTAAGCCTCAAATAGAAATAAAATTATGAGTAAGACCGCCAAAGATTTAGCAACAGCAATAAAATTGATAGCAGGTGTTACTGATGCTTTGGTTGTTACAGTGGTAAGCGTTGATAAAACAAACAACACCTGCGAAGTTGATATTGATGGAAGTGAATTAGGAAGTGTCCAGTTACAGGCAGTGATAAAAGAGAATGTGAAAGGTTGCAGAATGTACCCGGCTGAAGGAAGCAAGGTTGTGATAGAAGCAATGAATGATAAAGGTGGTTACATGGTTAGCCTTTACAGTGAGATTGAAGAAGTGGTTAATGAGATTGGCGATACGATGTACCAAATGAATGCCGATGGTCACACAATCAAAAAAGGTGATGATAACCTGAAGCAGGCACTTAAACTGATCATTGAAGCTGCACAACAGGTAATGGTTTTATACGGTAACAATATTGGTTTTGCAAAGCTATTACAGGCAAATGAAATAATTGAAAACGTTTTAGAATAATGGCATTAGATAAAGACATATTAGGACAGGCATTGTATGATGCACGTGCAGCATTCAATGAAAAGACAATGGATCAATTGCTTGCCATTCATGGTGATATTGAAACAGCAAGGTTGGCCGCTTGCAAAATAGATGCAGATGTGATCATTAACCACATCAAACAATATGCAGAAGGGAAGTACCAGGCCGGTACATTGATTGCCGGTGCAAATGCAGTTACAGCAGTAGGTGTTACTATACCGATAAAAATTAATTGATGAACGATATTCTATTAAATAGTGAATTTGATTTGGACATACAGGACGGTGATTTTGTCATTGGCCGATCTGATGAACAGCAGCAGGAAATATTGATGCTTGCAACACCGGGTGACTTCAAGCAAAGCCCTGAAGTTGGCATTGATCTTATCAGCTTCATCAATGAAAGTGAAATTGAAAAAATGGTTGATGCCGTAAGGGAACAGTTCACTTACGATGGAATGAAGGTTAGCAATGTTATTTATGATGAAACAACAGGCGACTTAGATTATGATGCCGTTTATAAATAGTGATGGTGAAAGCAGTTTAAGTGATGTTGCCGTTAACAAGTACGGCAACATGGAAGCGTTATTTGACATAGCGATTGCAAACGGTGTTAGCCCTGATACAGTGCCGGTGCTGGATATTGAAGTGCAGTTGCCGGTGTTGGAACTGATACGCAAGACCATAAAAAATAATCGCAGGCCATTGCCGGTTTATCAGTTTGTTACAGCCGGTGGTGATCAGGCTTTAGCTGACATAGCAATGCAGGAAGCGGGAACAGTTGAAAGTCTTTTTGAAGTGGCGTTGCTTAATGGTCTTTGTCCTACTGATGATCTAACACCTGATCAGGAATACAAGCGGCCTGCTGTGATGATTGAAAAAGTAGTATCTGTTTTTAGTGGTGCCATTAAACCTTCCAGCAATGCACCGTATGATTTTGGTTTAGAAGGAATTGATTATTGGATTATCGAAAACACTTTTATAGTAAACTGATATGGCACGTACAATTGATGAAATATTTAACAGCATTATGGCAGAGAAAGCCAACAAAGCTGATTTAGATACAGTGAACAGCGTAAGCCGTGTTGCTATGTTTCGCATGTGGGCATACATAACCGCTGTGTGCATTTGGGTACATGAAAAGTATTGGGATGTATTCAGGGCAGAAATTGAAACAAAGATTGAGGAACAGGTTTTAGGTAAAGCCCGTTGGTATCGTGCAAAGGCATTGGCATTTCAATACGGGCAAGAACTCGATGCTGATACTGGTGAATATGATAATAGCCTTTTGACTGATGATCAAATTGCCGCACTGAAAATTATTAAATATGCTGCTGTACCTGATGAAGATAGTAGCAAGCCTCGGATTAAAGTAGCGAAGCAAGCTGGTGGGTTGCCTGTACAACTTTCTGAAGATGAATTGGCAGCTTTCAAGGTGTATATGAGTCGAATAAAATTTACAGGTGTTAAGCTGGTAATAGATTCGTTGCCACCTGACAGCCTTAAACTGGTGTTGGATATATGGTATAACCCTTTAGTTCTTAAAAGCGATGGAAGCCGTATTGATGGTGCAGCAGCAGCACCTGTGAAGGATGGCATTAAAACCTATCTGAACCTGTTACCGTTCAATGGTGAATATGCAACCACCAGGCTTACAAACTATTTGGAAAAGATAGATGGTGTTGAATTGCCGGTGGTAAAATTAGCACAGTCAAAGTATGGCCTGTTTGCTTTCACCGGCATTGATGAAAAGAGTATTCCCGATGCCGGTTACTACACCATTGCTAATGAAGACCTAACCATTAATTACCGTGAGTATGTTCAATCTTGATTATAATAAACTGCTGCTGCAATTGATACCATCATTCCTGCGTAAGCCTCGCATGGTTGGTTGGTTGCAGTCGTTGATATACCCGGTGAAAGAACTGTTTGAAATATTCATTGCATACCGAACAGAGAAATTATATGAACTCAGCCACAACGGTCAGGTGTTTAGCATGGAGAATGTTTTGAATGATCGTTTTGATAATGATGAAAGAAGAATATACATCAGCGATGGTTTGACAAAGGATAGGTTGTATGCTTATACAAGGGATGAAGACAAAGCATTGTTTCTTCCAAAGTATCTATATACACGTGGTGATTATGCAGATAGCGGTGTTGACTTCATTGTATGGGTTCCTAACGAAATCGTGATCAGCTTGGAAGAAATGTATGAACTCAGAGCAAAAGTAAACAAGTACAAAATATATCCTAAACGTTATAAAGTTTATAGAGTATGAACAAGATTGATTTTACACAGCCGGGCGGGTTCCCGTTGGATCAGGAAGTGCTTGCACTATTGCAAGACAATAGTGAATTAGCGGCAACTGCTGGATTGCTTGGCGGCAACTTCTGCATCCTTAACGGATGTGAAGTGATTGGTGAGAATGCAGCCAATGGCCGTGTTGTAGTCAATGGTGAAATACTGCCTTTCCTTGGTGGTGTGATCAGCGCAAAGGTGATTATCCATGAGGACATTACAGAATTAACTTTTGAAGACGATACAGACAAAGGTGTTCAGAAAGTACGGTATGCAACATTTGGTGATGATGGTGTTACAAATTACCTGTGGGTAAACTTCAAACGTAACATACCATCAAACGGATTGCTTGCACGTGTTGAACTTTTAGAAATGGTGCTGAAGCCACTGATGCCTTACACTGTTGATGCAGTGGTTGTACATGGCAGCAGGTTAGAGTGGAACAGACCTGCCATTGAAATACCTGTTGGATGGGAAGCTGATGATTCAGAAGAAGTGCAGGGGCGTATGCCAGTGGGTTACAAAGCGGCTGATGAAGACTTTGGAACCATTGGAGATACAGGCGGTAACAAGGGGCATGTAGTGACTGAAGATAACATACAAGCCTTTACAATAAGTAAGCCCGGTAGTAGCGGTACAGGTGGTATTGGCAATCCTGTTGCTGGTAATTCATCCGATGATGGTACGGTTGAATATACAGTTGGTGTGGCCGATCCTACGGAGATCAAACACCTTTCACCTTTCCGTGTAGTTCAGTACATCATTTTTGTAGGCGTTTAAAAAGTAAAGCAATGGCAAGCAGAGCGCAATGGATAACATGGTTAAGCACGGGAAAGAAACCGTTGGGTACTCAGTTCGCTGATATTATGACGCTTGTCTTTAAAAAAGATGAAGACACAGTGCCGATAGCAAGTGTTACTAACCTTTCAGAAACACTTGCATTAAAGGCTGATAAGAGTGAGATAACAGCATTGAACAATCAAACTGTGGTGATACCCGGCGGCACTACCAGCTATAATGTGCCAGCCGGTACACTGATTGAAAAGTTTTTAATCATTGCACCTACAACAATAAACTTCGGTGTTGGCACCACAGAAGGTGGGCAGGAAGTAATTGATATATATGAAGTGGCCGTGTGGTCGGTGTATGATAAGAATGTGTATTTCGCAGCAGCAACAACAATTTATTTCACCGGTGTTGCCGGTGATACAACAATTAAAATTTTCAAAAGATGAAAAAAGGTATTCTTTTCCCTGCTATGATGGTGTTTTTTGCTTTTACTGCTAATGCACAATCAACAGTAGTTGAAGCAAAGCAGTTGAAAGCTGTTGATAGTATTAAACTGAAACTTAAATGGGTTAATGGATTTGCTGTTGATTTTAATACAGTCAACAATTCATTGTTGCCTACTGTGCAAGCCGTCAAAATATACGCCGATGCGTTAGTTGTTGGTCTTGTCAATGACCGGGGTAACCATAACGCAAGCAGCAATACCTATCCAACAACAGGCGGTTCAGGTACAAGCGGTGCCATTAAGAAAGGCGATTTGTGGTTTATCACAAATAATGGTGTATTGGGCGGTGATTCTGTTTTTGTAGGGGATCAAATAAGAGCGTTAATAAATACACCCGGTACAACTTCAAGCAATTGGGCTGTAATGCGTGGTAAGATCGCTTACACACCTGAGAATATTGCTAATAAAAGTTCAAACACATCTTTAG